AGGCGCGATGCTGATGCGGGGCTGCGAAGCTGCCCCTGCGCCGCTAGACAGGCCGGCGTTAGGCTTGACATGCGGAATCGCATTGCCGGCCGACCCAGTGCCGGTGGCCACTCCAGCGTTGGCAGAGCGGTACTCGGCCGTCAGGACGGTGGCATTGAGAGCCGCACCTGTTCCAGATGCGGCCTCCGCGCGTGGCGCGATCGCGACCGATGACTGGCTGGCTGCCCCAGTGCCTGACGCCGATCCTGCGCTGGGCTGGACGTGAGGAATAGCGCTCGCGGCGGAGCCGGTGCCTGTGGCCACCCCCGCGCTGGCGGTGCGGATCTCGTAGGCGAGGACCGTGGCGTTGTTGGCTACACCGGTTCCGGCTGCGACGCCCGCGTTGACGCTGATGAGGGCGGACGAGTTCGCGGCGGCGCCAGTTCCGGTGGCCGCGGAGGGCCGAGGCGCAATGGTGACCGGCGGGCTGAGGGCACTGCCAGTCCCGCTCGAGAGGCCCGCGTTGGGCTTGATCAGCGGAATGACGTTCAGCGCGGAGCCGGTGCCAGTGGCGATCTGAACCGTCTGAGCCGAGATGGTCAGGTCGACGTCACCTGCCGCACCGGTGCCGGTGGCAATCAGGGCGCCGGCTGAGATCCTGACCGATGCGTTGTTGGCCGCCCCTGTGCCAGAGGCGAGAGCAGCGAACGGCAGGATCGAGGCGAACGCATTGAGCGCGGCGCCGGTGCCAGACGCCAAACCCGCGCTAGCGTTGACGCCAGCGGCGGAGGCGGCGAACTCAAGGATGACCGCGACCCAGTTGACGGCGAGGTCGCCCCACGTGGCTGTCTGGCCCACGTCAACATCCCACTGGGTCTCTTGCCCAGACGACGGGGTGTCCATGTTGATGTCGGCCAGCTCGACGAATGCCGCATCGGGCGTGGCGCCCGTGTTGGAGTTGTGCGAATAGACGGCCCACACCGCGTTGCCAGCCGTGCCCGCCGACCCGAGGCTAACGGTGGGTGGGCTGCCCGAGCCACCGTTGGCAGTGATGGCAGCCTGAGCCATCGACGTGCTGACGCCAATACCCTCGTCAACCGTCAGCAGGACGCCGTCGGCGACAGACCCGCCACCGAAGTCAACCGTGATCGCATCTGAGCCGCCCAGCCCAACCGCCGTCCAGACCGTCAGGCGCCCGGCGGCGCCGCGCAAGACGGTGGCCTGCGGGGTAAAGGTCAGGCTGCCGCCAGAGATGGTCGGCGTCCCCGGGTCGGCATTCGCCGCGCCGTGAGCACGAGCGGCGAACACGTAGGCCCGCCCGGCCACGTGGGTGAGCAGGCCAGTACCCGGGTTGGCCGTGCCGCCCGAGTCCGACGCGTAGCTGGTCTGGTCGACGTTGTTGAAGTAGGTCAGGACGCTGCTGAACGAGACGGCGCCCGGCGCAGCGGGCTGCTCGGGGAGGACCCGCCGCAGTCGCTGTTGGGGCTGTGGAGGCTGCCGGTAGAGGCCGGGCATGGCCAGACCTCTCTAGTTGACTTCCTCGTAGGTCATACCCGCCGACCAGTTGCCTAGCGCAGCAGGTGTACCGACAATCTTGAGGATGACAGCGGTGTCGATGGGCACCCTGATGCGCTCCTCCGGCACCGGCACCCACAACCAGCCGTTCAGGTTGTTGAAGCCGTCGTAGATGATCGGGGTGACTGTTCCGGCCCCCTCGGCGCTGGCGTCAGTACCGCAGGTGCCCTCCGCGCCAGCCGTACCGCCCACGAGACTGGTGGCACCTCCGGGGAAGTGATTGACCGGGGTGGTGGAGGTGTACGTACCGAAGGCCGACGCCTTGACCGCGATCATGATCCCGAGCTGATCCGAAGTCTCGGACGCCTGCTGCCCCACCCACGCGCGCAGAATCCGGATGTTCGATCCAGCCGAAGCCAGCGTTGAGTCGGTGTGGATGATGACCAGCGTGGCGTCGGCCACGATGGTCTGGTTCTGCATGGTGACTGAGTAGACCGCCATCGGGATCTCCTAGTGGGCGAGCAGTTGACTCATGGGGTTCCGGTACGGCCCTTGGCCGCTGTTGCTTTTCAACGCGATGGTCAGGAATGCATTGACGCTGCTGACCACGGTGGCGGTCGTATCGCCGGTGGGGCCAGCAACCGCCAGCCCACCCGACACGATGGCGAGACCGCCGCCGTTGCCGGAGGTTGTGCCCGCGTCACCGTGCTCGGTGAGGCTCGAGAGTCCGCCGTTCGACCACGCGCTGAACTCGGCCGCCGACGCGTCGTCGTCACGGGTGGCACCGATGACGATCAGGTCGTCGGGCAGGGTAGTCGTGACGCCCGTCACGGTCAGCGACGTAGACGCCGATGCCTTGACGCCGCCGCCGGTCACGTCCCACGGGTTGCCGCTGTTGACGCAGCCACGAAACACCGCGATACGGCCGTAGACGTGATCGCCGGCGTCCGCGACGACTGGACTCGCCATCGCACTCGATGTACAGCGCACCCAGAACACGGTGATCCGTGTCCCAGCGGTCCCCGCGCCCGTCGATTGCGGCGAGCCCGTGACTTGCACGAAGCCCGATGGCGTGGAGAGACTGGCCGCTTCGCCGCCACATGACTCGACGAACAGGAGGCCGATGTCATCGGTCTGGTGGGTCGGCCACGTCGGCGTGATGCTCGAGGCGCCTGACGAACCCGCTACGAGGGCGGAGGCGAGGGTGGGGATTGCCATCAGGCGAACAAGGCTGGGCGAGTCTCGGGTGCGGCGATCATCTTCCGACCCTCATGGGCTACCCCAGCGACGACGAGAGTAGTAAGTCGAGCTGCGGGGAAGAAGGCGGCGACGTGGCGGGCGAAGCGGAGCCCACGCTCGTAACGGAACGCACCCTGAGCCTCGGCGGCGCAACTCGTGTCGAGTTCCGGGTCGTTGGGGTCCACGTCCCGGTCGCCTAGAGCAACGCGGACGTCTCGTGTCGTGTATCGAGCCCGCAGCGTGTCCGGCCCCAGCGCCCCGACATAGCCCACGGCATCCAAGCTGGAGAGGCCGTGCTTGTACTCGTCGTAGTCGGAGCAGCCGGACGGGACGGCCCATGCGCCGTCCACGAGACGCTGGGCGTTGAGGTACATATACGAGCCGGGGTTCATCGGCACGAACCGATCTACGCCGTCGTCGCCCGCCGCAGCGTAGAGGTTGGTGAGCTGGCCGCCTGCACTATGCCCGGCGAGCGTGACCAATGCGTTCGGGAACGCGTGCCGGATCGCAACGATCAGCCGGTCCATGACCTCGAAGGAGCTGATCCTGAACGGACGAGACCGTGGGCTGTCCTGCGACTTCGACCCGTTCTTCCAGCCGCCCTCGGACCAATACAGGACACCCGACGGCGGCGAATCAGCGGCGGTGAGGAACTGCGGGGCCACGATCACGGAGTCGGACCCGGCCAGCTTCGCCGCATCGACGGCATACCTGTAGTAATCGAGCGCGTTGCGGCTGTTGCCGTGGACAACCACCAGCACGCGCCGTACTCCGGCGGCGGGTCTGCCCGTCAGGCTGCGCGACGACTTGTAGGGGAGGGCGAGCGTAGCGCCCCCCTCCGCGACCGAGAAGCGCGACGGGGAGATGGCTGTGGCCATCGGCTACAGGGTCAGGGTGAAGATGCCCGAGGCATTCCACACGATCGTGAACTGTCCATCGGTCACCGAGTTGGTGCCGCCGAAGTAGTTGTAGGTCATCCCCTGATCCGCGACCGGGGTCGTGATCGTGTCGTTGTAGACGAGGCAACCGAACACCGCCGCCAAGGTGGCGCTGGTACCGGTTGACGGGGTGTCGGTGGCGTCGAAGGTGTAGACGTTCGAGCTGAAGCCCGAGGCCACGCCTGTCAGCGCCACCCCGCCGGTCGCCCACTCTGCGCCGTCGAAGACCTGACCCGATGCCCACACGCCGGCACCGAACGCGGTGGAGGCTGCAGCCACCGTCTGGGATGGGGTGATGGAGTTGTCGAACAGCGCCGCCTTGTGGGTGTTGCTGTCGATGTCCATCGCCGTGGTGTTCTCGAGGCAATCCTCGATGAACGCCATGAAGATTTTCGAGTTAGACCATGCCATGGCTACTTATCTCCCAGTTCTGACCGGTTGGCCTTCGCTTCCTTGAGGGCTTCCTTGGCTCCGGCCAGATGCTCCTCAGCCCGTTCCACCGCGGTCTGGGCCGACTCGACAAGCTGGTTGGCCTCGTCTCGAAGCTTCTCCTTGATTGCCGCCTCGTGGTCTTCGCGGGAGCCCTCCTCGAAGTTCTCCGCGTCGCCGTCCTGCGTGGCCGCCGAAGCGTCAGAAGCCTCGCCCGTGCCTTCGCTCTTCGTGTTCGCCATGGGTCAAAGCCCTCCTGTCGCTGTCGGTGCCAGAACGGCCACATCGTTGCGGCCGTCTGTGTAGTCGGTGCGGACGGCCATGACCGGCCGCCCTGTGTCGTCGGTCTGGACAAGCTCGTTGCCCACGTAGTCCTCGCGCTCGATCGCGGTCACCTGCACCTTCACGCCCTCCTCGATGAGGGGCGCGACGAGGCCCCTCAGCCCCGGGCAGACGTGCATGCGCGCGTGAGGCTTGGCCTCGCGGGTAATCGCGGTCTGCTTGCAGTTCGGGCACGCCCAGCGGCGCAGAGGAGTGATGATCGGGACCACTAGATGAGTACCGTCCATTCGATTGTGATGGTGTCGTCTTCCTCGAGGTCGCCGTTACTGCTCAGCACGCTCTCGAAGGGCATGATGCCTGACGAACTGGCGGTGAACAGGCCAACCTTGTGGATGTCGGTGTGGATGGCGGTGGCGGTGAAAGTCTTCGTGATCTTGTAACTGGCCACCCCGCTGGTATGGGTGTATGCGCCCTGAGCTCGGTCCAAACCGCCGGTGGTGATCTCGCCAGCTAACGTCGTGTCGCCTGCCGCCGGTGTGGCGGTGTCAGTGGTCAGGGCGATCCACTGGGCCTCGGACGGCTGGGTAGAGTGGCCCATCACGTCGGCCTGCCAGTCGATGCCCGCGGTGGTCCGCAGGTTGGTGCTGACGCCGAGATCCTCGATCGCCCCGTTAGCCCTCACGATGACGGCGTGGACGGTGTTGGGGCCGTGCGCGTGGGCGCACTCGTAGATCACTTCGTGGGCCTCTTGATGGAACCCTCGCGCAGTAGGGCCCGGGCGGCATCTCGGCCGAGTTGGACGACTTCGCCCTTCTCGAAGCGCCCGGACACCTCGCCATCATCGATGCTGATCGCGTCAGCGACGACCTCGAACTCGCCCGAGAACATCGCCGCGTTGATCTCCGCCTTCGGCGTCAGGTCTTCGCCTCGGACCCTGTCTACGGGCATCGGTTAGCCCTTGTCGGGCGGAGTGGGGACTGAGACGGGAGCCACGCCCTGCGGCGCTGTCAGATCCTTCTTGCCGATGTTGTCAGCGATCGAGGCGATCGTGCTTGCCGCCAAGGTGATCGCCAACGGGATCGCCAAGATGATGAACGGGTCGGCGTCAAGGCCGACGAGCTCGAAGTCGAGGAAGTCCGTAGCTACCGATGCGAACGACAGGACGGCGACCTGAAACAGGACCAGCCCCTTCGTGCGGCCAACGGCGTACAGGTACTCCCACTTGAATGTGCCCGCAGCAGCTGCGGCGGCGGCGCCGAGCAGCACGTCGACGACGAGCAGCAGGGTGAGCGTACCGAGCAGCGTGGCGGGATTCAGGAACTGTTCCATGTTCCTACTCCTTGTTGCAGTGCTGGCACCGCACGGCCTGCCCCTTGTCGAGCATAGCCGCCGCGGTCGCGACGTCGATGTTCTTCTTGCCCACGACGTCATCGGTATTGCAGTTCTCGGTGAGACCCGCGGCCCGATGAATCGTGTCGACGCCGTCGTTGACGTTGAGGATGTATCGCTCCTCGGTGAGCGACATGGTCAGACCGCCGTGACGGCCAAGGTCTGGACGTTGTCGTCATCCTCGAGCTCGTCGTGGATCGAGATCGTCCACGAGCCGGACTCTGGGAAGATGAACCCGTCCCACTCGTGCCAGCCGTCCGCGTTGGGCGTGAACAGATGGCTGTAGCCCGAGCCGACCACGGTCGGATCATCGGGGTCGACGTTGAAGCGGTACTGCTTGGGCACCCCCTCATCGTCGTTGACGTCGAGGTCAGTGACCTCAAAGTGGCAAGCGTCGATGGTGGCGCGGATGTCACCGGTGCCCTGATCGACGTTGCCGCAGCGGACAGTGATCGCCATGTCTCCTCCTAGCGGGCCTTCGACCCGGTGGTGCGCTTGGCGCGCGGCTTCGCGCTGGTCTTCGTGCTGGTGGTCTTGCGTCGGGCACGCGGCTTCGCCTCGCTCGGCGTCGTCTCGCCCGGCTTCGGCTCCGGATCCGGCGTCGGCTCGGTCTCCTCGACCGTCTTGACGTCGGCAAGTGTCGGCTCGCCCTCGGGCTCGCCCTCCTGCTTCGCCACGCTGAATGAGCCGTCGACCGTGAAGCCGTTGCCCTTGGCGCGGACCTGATAGTCGCCGGCGGCCTGCGTGCGCCAGAAGAGCTGCGCCTGACCGATGGGGTCGCTCTTCAGGGTGGCCCAGTACGGCTGTGCCAGCGGGCCGGTGACATTGACGCTGAACTCGAGGTCCGACGGCAGGTCACTGAAGTCGATCAGCAGCTCCTGATGGGTCAACGGCTGGTCCGGGGTGAACTTGATCATGGGCTTTCCCATGGCTTCTCCTCTCCAAAGGCGAGATCCTTGACCTCGGGCCACCAGTCGAAGGCGGTGACGTAGTCCCAGCCCTTGTGTGTGGCGACGAACTCGCACGTCCCGCGCAGCTGAGCGAGGTTGTGGGCGTCCCAGCTCTCGTGCCCGCGCCCGACCTTGTAGTAGCTCAGGTAGTCCCGCACCATCTCGTCGAGGCTGCGTCGGTGCTCGAACGCCCCGTACGGCCAGTAGATCGCGTGATGGGTGGCTGGCCGCGAGTGCAGGGTGTTGGGCCAGCCGACCCGCTTTTGGAACAACCTCAGGTGGCCGCTCTCCGACGCCGGCAGGTCATCGATCCATGAGTGGAACGGGAACCAGACCGCCTCCTCCGTCTTCTCGTGCTGCTGTGCCACGGCGATCGCGGTCCACATCGAGTCCAGCAGCTCGCGAGTCGGCCACTCGTCGCAGCTGACCACGAACGCCCACTTCGTATCGGTGGCCTTGACCATCCGCGGGAACGACGCGTCCCCGTGGCCCCAGTGACGATCGGTGATCACCTTGTCCGTGAGTCGGTTCATGACCGACGCCGCGATCGCGAAGGTGTCGTCGCTCGACTCCTGCACGCAGACCACCGAATGGACGAAGTATTCCTTGAGGTACTCCAGCAGCTTGCCGATGCGCTCCGACTCGTTCCATGCCACTACCAGCAGGGTGACATCGGTGTAGGGGTGCGGGTTCGGGTACGGGATGCCAGACTGAGCCACCAGCTCCTCGAGGCTGCCCTCGACCATCCGGTACAGGCTCACCACGGCTCTCCGCTGTCGGACTTGAATCGATCGCGTGCCTCAGTGTATATACGCTTGAGCCGCGCGACGACCTTCTCCTGCGCATGGAAGTCATTGACGTAGGTCCAGCCGCGGTCCGCGACATCCTTCCGGGCCGCCGGGTCCATGATCTCGGCGATTGCCTCAGGCACCCTGTCCATGGCCGGGTGGTAAGGCAAGATGCCGGCCCGCTTGATGATCAGGCTCTCGATCTCGTTGAGCCCGCCAGATACGACCGGCAGACCCATGCCCATGGCCTCGAGGCCTGAGTTGCCGTAGCCGTGCAGAAGCTGGTCGAGGTGAACGTCGCCAGTGGCCTTGTCGGCCAGCGCCTGAGTCCACGATGCCTTCTCCGTCAGCTTGAGCTCGGCCCCCACCGCCTTGACCGCCGCCTGCCACTGGTCAGTGCCCTTGGCCGCCCGCCACGCCGTCGGAGAGTGGACGAACCGCACCCTGCTCCTGCCCGGAGGTGGCTTGTACTGGTGCCGGATGGCCTGCATCCAGACCACGTCGATCGGGTTCGGCAGCCACTTCGTGGGGCCGTAGGTCTCGAGATCGATGGTCGACCCGATCTGGATCAGGTTGTGGGCCGCGGAGACCTCGTTCAGGTGGTCCGACCACTGGCGATAGATCTGGCCATGGTGGTGGAGCACGATCGGCTTGCCCGGCGGGTTGCGGATCTCGATCAGGTTGTCGATGTTCTCCATGGTGTGGATGACGTCGGCCCAGTCCCACAGCTCGTCGAACAGTGCCCGGTCCCAGCCAAGGTGCTGGGGGTAGTCGATGTAGTTGTTTTGGCCGCGCATAGCAACGACGGTCCAGTTGGGCGCATATCTCTCGAAAGCGCGCTGGATCGCAATAGCGACGCCGCCGGTGTCCTCTCCCGCGTTGCTGATCAGGACCCGCAGGCCCCTAGCCATTCCACGCCCAGTAGCGTCCGTCCATGGGGCTGGCGTAGAAGCGGATCCCGCGCCGGCGAAGTTCGTCCCGCAGCCTCTCTGAGTCGCGGTCAACGACGCCGATGATCTTGCGCGGCAGGTCGAGGAAGAACATCGAGCGAGCGGTGGAGATCGTCCTCGCCTTGGGGTCGAAGATCAGGCGCTCCGCGATGTGCCGGTCGGGGAAGGCGTCGACGAAGCCGTTCCACCACTGGAGCAGTTCTCCGTCGGTCATTCTGGTGGGATACGCTCCCTCGCGGATCACCTTGGCTGGCGTCCCGACCGCCAGTGATCCGGATGGTATATCACTCAGCACCAGTGAGCCTACCCCTACGACCACATCATCCCCGATGTCGACGCCCGGGTTGACCGTCGCTCCGGGCAGCCAGACCCGGTCACCAATGGTGATCTCGCCGAAGCTGACCGGGAAGCCCTCGAGCTCCGACAGGTAGGCGCCGTGAGTGAAGAGCTTGGTGCCGGTGCCCAGACCGACCTCGTCGCCGATATATACGGCACGGGCGGTGTTGATCAGTGTGTCGCGCCCCATGTGCAGGTAGTGGCCCGCGCGCAGGACCGACGCCTTCTCGAATGCCGATCCGCCGCCGATGACCGCACCGGGCAGCATCCAGAGGCCGTTGCCGATCTCGATGTCACGGCCCTCGATCACGCAGCCGGCGGAGACCTTGGAGTCCGTGCCGATGACCAGTCGCTCGCTGACGTTGATGGTCGCGGTCGGGTCGACGTCCACGCCGGCGAGCTCGATCACAGCACCCATCTAATAACCTCGAACGCCTCGGCCCACCGTGCCCCGCACTGGACCCCGCGGACCCGTGCCAGACCCTCGACGTAGGTCGGGTTCATGTACGACTTCGTGCGCTGGCTGCGATAGGCCGCCACGTGCATCTGCTTGGCATCCATCGCACCGCTCGACAGCTGCGCGTATGCCGACAGGGTCCCGTTGAACGAGTTCAGCGGCAGCTCATAACCGAGGACGGTGGCGTCCTTGAACGCTCGCTTCGCTTCGGCCGCCACGGTGGCGTGATCCTGATGGGCATCGAAGGTGGTCGGGCACAGGACCAGATCGAACTCCCCGCGCCGATCATCGAGCGCGCTCAGGATCTCGGATCGGTACGCCGGCAGAAGCCGGTTGGCGAAGTCGTACAGCGTCGGCTCGGTGCTGATGCCGAGCATGATCAGCGCCTCGCGGTGCTCGTCCAGCAGCTCCGGACCGTTCAGATCCTGACACTGGCTGAAGATGACGACCTCGACCTTGGCTCCTCGCTCCACGAGCTCGAACAGCAGGCCCGAGCATCCCATCTCGTCGTCCGGGTGGGCCCCCAGCACGAGGACCCGCTCGAAGCCGTCAATCATCGATCGAGACGCCGTCCGAGATCAGGCGCAGACCCTGCCCGTGGAGTGAGGCGACCATGGCCTCAGCGACTCGAATCTCCTCCTCCGGGCTTAGAGCCAGAGCTCGCCGCAGCGCCTCCAGCAGCGCCATTACCTCGTACGCCATTGCTTCCACCTCCCGGGAGCTGTGGTGCCGGCTTCTCGGCAGCCTTCTCCTGAATCTTGAACAGATCGCCGGCAGTGGGGATGCTGTCGTCGAGCATGACCACCCCATTCGACAGCCGCATCAGCAGCGCGTTGCCCAGCTTGCCACCAATCGGGGGCCGTCCGTCGTCGATCCGCGCCTCGTCGACCGTCTTCCACGCGGCTCCACCGAGGGCGATCTCGTTGATCTGCGCCTTGGTCAGAGACTCCTTGAGGTTCAGGCGCTTGAAGACGAACTGGAGGTTGTTGTCGCGCCCGCCGAAGCCGGCGTCCCAGATCACCTCGCGCGTCAGCGCCTCCTGCACCAAGGTCATCAGCGGTCGCTGACCACGGTCCTCGGTCTGCTCTGCCTGCTGCTCTGCGTTGGCGCGGTTGATGTCCATGGTCAGGCCCAGATCCTGAGGGCTCAGGCCGTACACGGCTGCAGCCTTGCGGACGTACCAGACCTGAAACTCGAGGAACTGCATGTCGCGGTGCGACTGCCGGAACGGGATGAAGTTGGCCCCCTTGGAGCCACCCACGAAGGCCATCGCGCCCTTGCCCGCGACCTCTGCCATCCAGTAGCGCCGGAAGTCCTGAACCTGCTTGTCGCCGGCGCCCTCGCCCAGATCGATCATGCCGTCGGGGGCGGCGCCGGTGATCTGGCGCACGTTGTAGGCATCGCCCAGCAGCATGGCGTCGACGGCGTACTTCAGCGTCTCCAGCGGGCTGACCCCGATCGGCAGGTAGCTCGAGGGGTTGGACATGATGTACGGCATGTCGCTGGCCTTGAACGGCACCGCGTCCTTGGGGTCGCCCTGATACAGCGGGTACCAGTAGAAGCGCGGCTCGTCGGGATCCCCGTCCCACAGCGCGTTGACCTTGACCTTGCCGCCGTCGACCGGCCACAGCTGGCGCACGACGCCGTCGAGGCTGCGAACCTTCTCGATCACTCCAGCATCGAGGGTCAGGATGTCCTCGACCACCTTCATGGCGAAGGTCGGGAAGTTGCGGTCCTCCGGGTTGGGGGTGTCGAACAGCTCCTGCAGCTGAGCCTGCAGCCGCTTGCTGTAGCGCTTGCTCTCGTCGACGGGGACGATGTCCCACTCGGCGGTGGCGATCTGGTTGTTGCGGATGTTGATCGCGGCCCGGATCCACTCAGAGCCACGCGCCCAAGCGCGAAACTGCTGGACGTTGGCCTTGCCGATCTGGGCGCCACCGTTGGTGACCGCGGCCACGGACGCGGCGATGGGATCCTTCTTGGGAGTGGTCCTCAGCGCCTTGCTGATGTCGGCGATGCGCTCAACGAGACCCATCGGTCCTCACCTTCTCGAAGTGCTGCTTGATGGTGTCCTGCTGGGCACGGTCCAGCCGCTGCGTGAGCATGCCCGAGTTGACTTTGTCGACCGCCTGCTGGCGGGTGTACATGGTCGTGTCGAACTCGCTCATCAGGTCGGCCAGATAGTCGGGGACCACGAACCTGCCGTCGCGGAACTCGAGCTCGGTGCCGTTGTCCATTAGGCAGGCTCCGCGATGAGGGCGTAGATGTCGACCGATCCGGCAGTCAAAGTGCCGGTGTCGTGCCAGATGACCCCACCCAACTTCTGGCCGGACCCAATGACCAGCGCACCAGACGGAACATACGCTCGTGGCGGACTCTGCACGTCTAGGTTTTCTTCGACCAGCAGCTTGCCCGCGACGCCCGCCGCATTGTCGGCATCAGCGTTCCATGCGAGCACCGGATAGTCGCTGGCATCGCCAATCACGACCTGCACGATCGGATTGAGTTCAGCAGCCTCAAACCCCGCCGTCACAAACCCGAAGCCACGGATGACAAGCGTCCCCACAGCCAACGCGTCTCCGAAGAACTCCGGCTCGCTGTTGACGTTGGGATAGTCGAAGTCGAGCGTATACGGTCCCAGCAGCCGGACGGTCTGCTCTCCCCCGGCGTTGACCATCTGGTCGACGTCGACCCAGTTGCCCCACGAGTCTCGCATCTGTGCTGGCATCAGTTACCTCGGTAGTGATCCGAAGACGAGGCCGCCCCGGTCGCTCATCTGGAAGCTGTAGCCCAGAGAGTCGACGAGGTCGTCGTGACCGCGGTCGAAGCTGGTGAGCTCGATCTCGAAATCGCTCTCACGCAGGTGGCTGAGGTGATAGACCTTGCCGGCCTCGTAGCGGTTGGCGACAGCGGTGGCGCGAGTGCGCTTGTCCTTGTCGGCGACCTGCTTCTTGACCGGGACCTCGGGATAGCGGGTGAACATGTCCTCGACCACCATCGATTGAGCCTGCACCGACTCGATCGGCACCAGACCGATGTGGCCCCACTTCTCGGAGTAGGCCGTCCACTTGGAGAAGATCCACGCGTCGTGGCCGGAGGCGATCTTGATGCGGTCGTAGTCGAGGACGTAGAAGTTGCCGGACTCGTCCTCGGCGGTGACCACGCAGGCGGTCCAGTCGGCTCGCTCACGGGTGGAGGTGGCGAGGTCGACGCCCATGCGGATGGTCAGAGGCCGGTCACGCGGCATGTCCTCGAGGTACTTGAAGTGGCGGCTCTGGAAAACGTCGCCCTCCATCAGCCCGCTGATGTCGTTGAGCATGGCGCACGCGAAGCGCGCCGCGCCCATCTCCTTCTTCAGGTTCATGAGCTTGTCGACCGGCCACAGCTCGGGCCACAGGCTGGCCATCTTGGCGCCCTTGCCCGGGATCAGGGCCGACCGCTTCATGACCCGCCAACCCTTATCCATCAGGGTCTGGTACAGGTCGTCCTCGGCCCAACGCGTGCCGACCACGATTGCGACACCGTCGGGCGCCAGACACGGGTACAGGGTCTGCCAGAACCAGTCCTCGGTCTTGGTCATCTGCTCGCGGGTGGCCGTGTTCTCGCCGTCGAGGATGTCGTCGCAGAAGATGACGTCGAAGCGCTTCGAGACGATCTGGCCGCCCACGCCCTGCGAGTACAGGGTGGCGTACTGGGATCCCTGCCAGCGAGAGCCCTTCCTGAGCCACTCGGTGTCGGTCCACTTGGTGTCGCCCTGCAGGGCACCCATGACCTCGATGTAGCGCTCGTTGCGCTCTAGGGTCCAGCGGATTCCTCGGCTGAAGGCGGCGGCGTGGTCGGCGGACTTGCTGAACAGACCGAGCCGAACGTCGGGCTCGTTACCAATCCAGTGGGCGTTGTTGATGCTGTTGCCCCACGTGCTCTTGGCGAAACCACGAGGCTCCAGCACGAGCCCATTGACACCATCCCGGCGGCATTCACGGATGAAGTCGACCATCTCACGGTGATGGGCCGCGGCGGCGTGTCCGAAGACGTACTCGCCAAACTTGAAGACGTCATCCTTCGCTTGAGCCGACAAGCTTAGGTTCAGCAGCCTCTCCCACTCCTCCGGCGGCAAGTCGGCCTCGTGCAGCTGTCTCAACAAGGCCTGCGAGACTGCGGAGTCCTGACTCGGAGATGTGGAGTCCGGGGGTAGGTCCATCCGAGCTCTCCTCGGCCTTGCGCGGGGCCAGCATGTCGCGCACGGTCATCACCAGCTTGGTGATGTCGGCCGGCACGGGGGTGATGTCGCCTGAGGCGAGCTTCTCACGGTAGACCTTGATCGACTCCTCGGTGGCGGCGAGGAAGTTGTCGTTGAGGTTGATCAGGCGCTCAGCCAGAGCCGTGGAGGCGGTGTGGGCCACGATCTCCTCGGTCCGGTTGTGGTACGCCAGACGCTCGGCTTCCCAGCCCTCGATGCGCGCCATGCGCGCCATGGCGCTGTAGCTGCGCTCGTACTTGGGCGCCAGCTGGCGGATCGAGATCGGCTCGGGAGCGGTGACGTACTCACGCCTCGCATCCCGGTACCTGCCGGTACGGTTCATGGGCGTCTCCGGGGACGGCCAGCCAGTGAATGACGGACCCGCAGTTCGGGTCGGAAGCCGGCGCGTGTTGCGCGCACATTAGCACGCCGTGCGAAGTCCGCCTACGTTTCGGGCTCTTCGTCGTCGCCCTGATCGAGAACCGGGACCCACTCGCCCAGCTGGGTGTGGACGTGGATCTTGTCGAGCGGATACCACTCGAGCACGTTGCCGGCGAGGATCAGGCCCTGAGGGTTGTCGGGTCCACTCGCCCCGAGCAGCAGGATGTCGCCGCCATCGGCGGCCTCGTTGTCGGTAAGGGTGACGACATAGGGCTGATCCGCAAGGCTGATCATTCCGTCGCCTCTGTGGTGGACAGGCGGGCGTAAAATGCGCGTTCTGCGGAATGATGAGCGCAAGGGATTCCAGTGTCACCATCCGCGCAGCCGTGCAACTGAATGAGTCTGTCCATCACTTCCATCGGCTCCACTCGTCCGTCCGATACAGGAGCAGAGGCGAGGGCGGCACGCGCCTCTCGCAATGCACCGGGTGTAGGGCCGTCCGGTGTATTGGCCTCGGCATAAATGAGCAGCCGTTCCAGCGCCGCTCGCAGCCCATCGGTAGGAGCAGAGGCGAGGACAGCACGGATGGCGATAGCAATATCTTGGAGCTCCTGTCGCAGCCGGGCTGGCAACGTCTCCTGCACCGTGATAGCCAGAATCCTTGCAGCGTGCCTGTCCAGCGCCTCTCGTAGCCGATTGGTAGCCGGTGGTGCGGCCCCCTCATAGGCGACGGCAAGCGATGACTGATCCCCGATGGCGTTGCGAGTCTCGCGGTCGTACACCGTGAAGGGCGCTGCGGCGGGAGGGGTAGCGCGGGCCTCGGCCTCAATGGCGAGGAACGCCGTCGCTATCTCGCCGCGAAGGTCGCTCTTCTGGTCATCGCACAACGCCAGCCACTTCGCTGCCGCCTTGGTGGCGAACGAGTAGCCGGTCGTCGCTGCCTCGGTCGGGCTTTGCTCTGCTGGGGGGATGGGGTCAGCCATAGCTGCGTTGCTTCTGGGGGAAGGCGCGGTTGAGGATGTCCTGCGCCTTGACCTGATCGATGCCCCTCGGCCAGTCGCCCTTGGATGCACGGATCGGCACGTGATCGGCTGCGTGCTGCGCCCAGTAGTTGCAGCGTGGGCAGGTCGGACTGGCGTCGGGGGCCTTGGGATGCTGAGCGGGGGTGGAGCTCATGCCGGCACCTCCTCGACAAGGATCACCTTGTCGGCCCGCAGGTTGATCGTGCGGGTCGCGGTGCCCGCGCGGCCAGCGACCTCGATCGTCACGAGGTTCTTTTTGTCGTCGCGGCTGAACTCGACGGTCCGACCGACCCCGTCGGCCACGACCTCGAGCTCCCGGGTGACTCCCGGGCTCAGCTCGTAGACGACGTTGATCTTGTCGCCCTTAGCGATCACTGCACCTCCTTGAACCGTTGGCTGCGCAGCGCGATGCATGCGCGGCAGTTTCGAGTCCGCGGGCGATCCCGGCGGATGTAGACGTTGTCGCCACTCAACGGGTGCCCTCGCAGGCAGTGCGTCTTAGCGGCGTTGGCAGCAGCGTGGGTCTCGCCACGCAGCAGGTTGGTTCGAGTGTCGACGCGCTCGAGGTGCGTCGGATTCACACAAGCCCGGGTGCGGCACAGGTGATCGTGCTGGCGACCATCGGTCGGGAACCCGGAGAGCATGGCCTTGGCAATGACGTGCGCCGGCTTAGTGCCACCCGCCCACCCCGTCCGGCCATAGCCGTTGTGGCCGAGGTGCGAGGTCCAGAGCCAGCAGTCCCCGGAGGAGTCGACGCGGGACCAGAAGCTCGCCATCGACGCGTTCGCCATGACTGCACCTCCTACGTAACCAGCCAGATCGCGATCATCAGCGCCGCGACCATCAGTCCGGCCGCGAACCAGACCACCGCCACCCCGTACAGACCCCCGCAGTAGTCGGGATCGTCGACGGGCCTCGGCCAGACCCCTCCAGCAAGCCGATAGTCGTCTGGGGCCGTTTCTGACCGTTCTGAGCCGTTTGAGACCATTATACGCCCTTTCCGGCCGTTTCCGGCCTCTCTGGGCCGTTCTGGCCCTTTTCGAGCTCTGAAACCCGCTTGTAGAGGCCATCGAGGGCCGCAGCGAGCCCAATCGCCACGATCAGGCCCCCGATGACCACTCCCATGACCACGCCGGCCACGAACAGGTCCATCAGTCCCTCAGCGTGCCCATCTCGACGTACTCGCCGACCCGGCCCTTGAGCCAATCCAGCGGATCGACCTTGCGGGCCGCGCCCTGCATCGAGACGTCCGACCAGCCTGCGATCGGCACGCCCAGCGCCGCAGCCGTTCCGGTGATACCGATCGTGCTGTTGCCGGTGTAGACAATGTTCGCGGTGGTTGCGTTGCTCGACCACTGAGGGTTGAAGGCGTTGTACAGGTAGTCGCCGGCCATCAGTCAGCCTCGGCGTGGCCGTTGACCTTGGCCGGACCGTCGGTCACGGAGCGGCTCAGGTCGACCTCGATCGTGGGCAGCCGCTTCATGATCTGGCCCATGATGTCGCGCAGGTAGCTGACCTCGCGCTCGAAGCGCTCGGCGGTGAACTTCATCTGCTCCTCGAAGCGAGTGCGCTCCGCGGACAGGTTCTCCTCACGGACCTCGAGAATCGCCTCCTGCTTGGTCAGGGCGGCCTCGGTCTCGGTCTGCTTGCGCAGCAGCCCAACCTCGTGGCGCGTCTCGCGCTCCTGCCGGTCGTAGTCCTCCTGAATGCGATCGGCCTCGATGGTCAGGTCGCTGATCTTGGTCTTGAGCTCGACGACGGTGTCGGCCAGCTTGCGCTCTTCAGCAGCCGCCTCGCGCTCGATCTTGAGGTTGGCGATGTCGACGCGCAGTCCGCGGACCTCGGTGGTCAGCTCACGCGTCAGTGGATCCGGTCCGAAGATTCCCATGGTCGTATCTCCTCTACAGCCCGATGCTCTCGAGCCAGTCGGCAGTCTGGGTGCGAGACCACTTCTTGGCGTCGTGTAGGTCGATGATGATGGAGGTCAGGTTCTGGACCCCACCGTGGGTGGGGTGAGGGACGCGGGCCTGATCCAGCAGGCTGACGAGCGGCGAGTGGTTCGCGTCGTTGTCGCTGCCGCCGGTCAGGGCGTACCACGCAGCGGACATGGCGCAGGTGCCGCCGTCCTTGTCGGTCCAGCCCGACTCGGTGGGGGTGGTGGCGATCGAGCCAAGGCGCATGGCCTCGCTCAGCTTGAGGGGGCGGGGCGGTGCCTCGAGCGGCAGCTCGACGACCTCCGTCTCGGTGGCAGTCTTGGTCAGGGTCTCAGTGGTCATGGCTTCACCTCCTTGG